CAACTACTCACAGAGGACTAAGATGAAAAACTGGGCAATTATCTGCCTTTGTCTTTTCTCATCTTTCGCTTCAGCAAATAATATCGAAGAAGTTGCGGTCAAGGCACGACAAATTAAAGTTGTGATTGATTGGAAACTGTCGGAGAATCATAAACAGAATCCTATTACAGGAAACTGGTATTATGTTGCTGAAAAGAAAGATGATATAAAAACTAAGGCGTGATCGTGGGGCGACTTCGGTCGCCCTTTTACTATAACCTCATGGTACATGTGATTAAGAACTCATCCATTTTCACCTTCGCTCTGAGTTCTTCTGTGCAGTATTCTTCAGCGCCAACAAGTTTAACCTTCGGTAGTTCGCCATCAACGTGTGTGATTTCGGCACAACCAATCAAAAGTATAGTGTAAAATATTGACAGTAATTTCATACATATTATTTATAAAATCATTGAACTTCAAGTCGCGACATCAGTCTTTCAGCACGATTGGTCACCTGTTCGTACCACAGACTATCACGGCCTTCTTTAGATGCTTCTTCATAATCAAATCGGTTAAGAGCAGCAATCATTTTTTTAAATTTCACAAACCGAGTACGACCTAAATTGAACATCATGTTAACCAGTATTTCCTGAGCTTCTCCAGTGAAGAAATTGAAAATCCTTTTACCGAACACAGAGAAACAATCATCAATCGCCGCAGAAATATCTTTATCAAAAGCCTGTTGCACTCTACTTTCCGATACAGGTGTGCCGATTGATAGACCGAATTCTGGATCATCAACAGTAATCAGATGACCGATGCCGAATGTATTATACCCCAAATGGTCCTCATAGATTTCATATATGCAACCTTCATCAATCTTGAGTTGTTCGAAAATATTTTCTCTATTCATCTTTACTTTGCCTTCGCAATGAGTTATAATTAGTTTAATGAGTTGGAGTATCATATGAAGAAATCCGTTGTCCGAGATGAACAGTTCTCACCATTCTACACAAATGTATTCAACCATGGTAATCATATTTATCTTCGTGGTTTTGATGAGAATGGTGAGAGAGTACAGAAACAGTACACTTATGAACCGATGATGTTCACACCATCGACACATGTGACAGGTTACACGGACATACATAACAATCCGGTTCAACCAGTCAGTTCAATCAAAAGCATATACGATGCAAAAGATTTTATAAAAAAATATGATAATGTCGACGGTATGTCTATCTATGGTTACGATAGATTCGCCTATACTTATATCTACGATAACTATAAGAACATTAAACCTGACACCAGCAAGATCAACATTGTCGCACTCGATATCGAGGTGGCGTCTGATGATGGATTCCCCGAACCTGGCGTGGCAGAAAAAGAAGTCACTGCGATTACACTCAAGCGACGAAACATGACTGTCGTGATTGGTTGCGGCGACTTCGTAACAGATGATAAGAATGTTTACTATCTCAAGTGTGAGAATGAAATACAACTCCTTCGCAAGTTTCTAAAGGCTTGGGAAGGGTTTGATATTGACGCGCTGACTGGTTGGAACACCGAGTTCTTTGATATACCTTATCTTGTGAATCGGATTCGCAAACTACTCGGTGAGGATCATGTTCGTCGATTGTCGCCGTGGGGAAAGATTCGCGAGTATAACATTACCTTAGGCACAAAGAAGAGTCAGGGTTACGAACTACATGGCATTGCTAATCTAGACTACATGGCAGTGTATAAAAAGTTTCAGTTACAACCCAGAGAATCTTATCGCCTTGATTATATTTGTGAACTTGAACTCGGTGAGAAAAAGATTGACTACTCAGAACACGGTAATCTTTATACGCTATACAAAGAGGACTATCAGAAATTTATTGAATACAATATCAAAGATGTTGATTTGATCTTTATGCTTGAAGAGCAACTCGGTTTTATAAATGTGATCTTTGCTTTGACTTATGATTCGGGTTGTAACTACGAAGATGGTTTATCAACTCTCAAGATTTGGGACACGATTATACACAACTATCTGATGGATCAGAACATAGTCATTCCAACAAAGAAACCATATAACAATGATGTTGGTCAGATTGTTGGCGGGTTCGTGAAAGAACCGCAAGTTGGTATGCACGAATGGGTGATGTCGTTTGACCTGAACAGTTTGTACCCTCACCTAATTATGCAATATAATGTTTCACCCGATACTCGCGAACAAGGAAGAAATGTATTCAATCTCGGTGATATTGCTGCAAAATCTAGCGTTGAATCTTTTCTTAATAAATCTATTGATACATCAAAACTGAAGGAGAGCAATCTCACTGTCACACCCAACGGCAATTTCTACCGCAAAGATAAACAGGGTTTTCTGTCTGTCTTAATGCAGAACATGTATAACGATAGGGTCAACTACAAAAAGAAAATGATATTAGCGCAACAGGAATATCAAAAGAACCCAACGCCAGACTTAGAGCGAGAGATATCCCGCAGTCATAATATGCAATATGCTCTCAAGATTCTACTGAACTCTGCCTACGGAGCCATCGCTAACAAATACTTCCGTTGGTTCGAACAAAAGAATGCTGAAGCAATCACGATGTCTGGTCAGTTATCTATTCGTTGGATTGAAAAACGAATCAACGAGTATCTTAACAAAGTCCTTGGCACTGAGAAAGATTATGTTGTCGCAGTTGATACTGACTCGGTCTATATTTGTTTTGATGAAATGGTTAAACGTGTTCTACCTGATAATCCCGTCGACTTTCTTGATAAGATTGCCAGTGAGAAGATTGAACCATTCATCGATAAATCTTACCTAGAACTGAAAGACTACATGAATGCATATGATCAGAAGATGATTATGAAGCGCGAGAACATTGGCGACAAGGCGATCTGGACTGCCAAGAAACGATACATCATGAATGTCTGGGACAGCGAGGGTGTTCGATATAATGAACCCAAACTCAAGATGATGGGCATCGAAGCAATTCGTTCGTCAACTCCTTCGGTGATCCGCGACTATATTAAAGAAACACTGAAGTTGATTATGAACACCGACGAGCAAACAACGCAGAATTTTATTGCTCAAATCCGCGAAGAGTTTTACACTCTGCCTTTCGAGTCGGTTGCGTTTCCTCGCGGTGTTAGTTTGACGACATGGAAAACAACCAGCGATGGTCGCCGATATCCTGAATCCTATGCTGATCCGAAGACTATCTATAAGAAGTCAACTCCGATACAAGTCAAGGGTGTTCTTCTCTACAACCATCTACTAAATAAATATGATCTCACAAAAAAATATGAAGAAATAAAAGACGGCGAGAAGATAAAGTTCTGTTATTTAAAAGTTCCTAATCCACTCCGCGACAAAGTAATTGCTTCAACTGGCGCATTGCCGCCTGAGTTCGGTCTAGAAAAATATATTGATTATGATACGCAGTTTGAAAAAGGTTATCTTGATCCTATGAGTATCATACTGTCAGTGATTGGTTGGTCAGCAGAAAAACAGAGTACACTTGAGGACTTTTTTGGATGAATTGGTTTAATAACATACTAAAGGAACTGGAAAAACCTGTTGAGAAAAATCCAATTGACGTTGCGATTGTAGAGAAACTTCCAGGGGCAGATAACGAGCATGTACAAGAAGTTTACAAAGCAAGATGGGTTTGGTATCATACAATTCTTGCCGTGGAAATTGCTTTTACAAATATTTTATTGATAGCAATATTATTAGCAGTGGTTTTAAAATGATGAAAAACAGATACGGTGACGAATATTATTGGGAACAGATTTGTGACAAAGAATACAAGTTTGTGATGGAAGGCGACTCAATAACGTATTGTCGCTTTGGTGGTAAAGAAGGTCAAGAAGGCATTGATCACGATGATCTCGGTATGTTTGATCCCAGCGGCGGACCTTATGTTGCAGTCGGTATAGGTATCTACTGGGATGAAATCAAAGGTGCTGAGAAACAAGAACCTTTGACTGTATCGCATATTCGTCATGACGGTGAGAATATTATTGTGAGGGTTGAGTGATGGAAAAAATTTATATAGAAATTGATGCAGATCCATGGTTGACTTGTGATGGCGACATCGAAGTTACCCATTGGGTAAGTGCTGATGGCGACATCGAAGTTAATGTATATTTTGGAGAAGCATGTGAACCAAACTATATGTCGAAGGTAAGTCTCAAAGAGTTAGTAGATCGTGAGTTAGAAAGTATGATTCCAGGTGTTATTCCTGGGTCCGATGATATCAAATCTGTGACTATTGCAGAGTATCATATTGACGATACCAAGCGTCTCTTGGCAAGTTTGAAAGAAGCATATGAGTATGCATGTAAACGTGCAGAGGAGTTAGGTTATGAGTAATGCAATAAAGAGGAAAAGTAAATGACGGACAAACCAGCGATTGATCTCGGCGATTTTGACTTTGGTTTTTCACTTGTTGATGCTGATGAATTAGAAGAAGTCCAGCAGATACAACAAACAGTTACTCAGGCAGAAAGTACAGCAGGTGAGTGGCAACAACAAGCAGAGCAGTGGCGAGACAAAGCACAGACGATTTATAAGGCAGTCCAACCGCTACTAAATAACTTGGCGCAGTCACCGGAGAAAGAATATATTCTTTGGCCAGATCGCGTTGATAAAATTAATAATTTTAAATTAAAATTAATGTCGATACTGGAGGATTAATGAACATCAATCATCTTGTTTTGGTGATGGGTTTATTATTGACTGCGGTAGGTGGATATTTTTCAATCATAGGACTGGCGACAATCTTCGCTGGCGCATATTGGTCAGTTGTCGTAATGGCATCTGCACTTGAACTCTCAAAGATCGTAGCAGCATCATGGATATATCGGTGCTGGTCGATTGCTCCTATTCTAATTCGAACATATATGGTGTCGGCAGTAACCGTTCTTGTGTTGATTACAAGCATGGGTATCTTTGGTTATCTATCCAAAGCGCATGTCGACCAAACAATAATGCAAGGTGGAAATAATGAAATCAGAATTGAATCGTTACAACGCAGAATCGACCGCCAAAATAGTATCATTAATGACTCAACAATTGTCCTCGGGCAACTTGACGAAGCGGTATCCATTCTACAAGAATACGACAGAATACGGGGACCTGAAGGTGCGATTGCAGTTAGGCAGTCTCAGTCCGAAGAAAGGGCAACGCTCAACAAAACGATATCTGATGCGTACGATACTATCGAAGAACTTACCGAAGAAATCCTCCCGCTCCGTAGACAATCTATTGAACTTGAAGCAGAGATTGGACCGCTCAAATATATCGCGGAGTTAATTTATGGGACAGATAGTGCGTCTGACTATTTTGACAATGCTGTTAGGTGGATTATTATATTACTTGTATGTGTATTTGATCCACTGGCCATCGTGATGATTCTTGCTGGTAATGTTGGACTCAATCAACGCCAGAAAATTACAATGATGACAGGCACAGAAATTATGAAAAATGTTGAAGTAGACTCGGTTGCCTCCAGTAAACAAGGTCATAATTTATATTGACATTGAAACTAATTTATAGTATGATAGTTATAACAATCGTAATGGAGATACATAATGTCCACTCTTGACAAACTGAAGAAAAACTCAACCATCAAAGAAACCTCTGTGTTATCTCAGTCGAAATTTTTTAATGAAAAGGATATGATAACGACTAGCGTTCCAATCTTGAACGTGGCACTCTCAGGTCAACTTGACGGCGGCCTGACTCCTGGACTTACGATGTGGGCAGGTCCATCAAAACACTTTAAGACTGCCTTCAGTCTATTAATGGCGAAAGCATATCTTGACAAATATCCAGACGCAGTGTTATTGTTTTACGACTCCGAGTTTGGCACTCCTCAGTCATACTTTGAATCGTTTGATATCGATATGGATCGTGTTCTACACACACCTATCATGGATGTTGAACAACTGAAGTTTGATATAATGAATCAAATCAAAGAAATTTCTCGCGATGATAACGTGATCATTGTTGTTGATTCGATTGGTAACCTCGCCTCGAAGAAAGAAGTAGAAGACGCGATGAATGAAAAGTCTGTTGGTGATATGACTCGCGCAAAACAGATCAAGTCATTGTTTCGTATGGTTACACCGTATCTGACAATGAAAGATATTCCTATGGTTGTGGTCAACCACACATATATGGAGATCGGATTGTTTCCGAAAGCAATCGTCGGCGGTGGCACCGGAAGTTACTATAGTTCCGACAACATCTACATCGTTGGTCGCCAGCAAGAAAAGACTGGCACTGAGATCACTGGTTACAACTTCATTATCAATGTTGAAAAGTCTCGATACGTTAAAGAGAAGTCTAAGATTCCTATTAGTGTGTCGTGGGAGAATGGTATCAGTAAATGGTCTGGACTCTTGGCGATTGCTCTTGAAGGTGGATTTGTAGTCAAACCTAGTAATGGTTGGTATTCGCGTGTTGAGATAGATACTGGTGAGGTCGAGAGCAAGAAGTTTCGCATGAAAGAGACTGACACTAAAAATTTCTGGCAACCTGTGATCGACGATGGCCGGTTTGGTGAGTTCATTAAATCCAAATACCAAATCTCCCATAACGATATTATCACTGATGAAGAAATAGATGAGTTCGTCGGAGAAGAAGACTAGAATAAAGTTGATGATATTAACACATAATGATGCTCGACACGCGGCCGGAGTCTTTAAGGACTTCTTTGACAGTTTTGATCGAATTGATGATTACATGAGAAAAGTTAAGATGGAGAGAGTGGTTAACATGTCGCCGTCTCTTCCTGGTCTTGGTCCTGAGACTGATATGTTTGATCAATTTGATATACATCCGAATGATATGGACATCACAATTGTTGATGCGAGATTATCTGACTTCATGACATACATGGAACTTGTAACCTCTGCGCCTGTAGAGTCTAGTATTCCAGGCAAACAGATGACTCTTTTTGTGAAAGAAAAAAATACAGGACTTCTGATTGGCATGATTCGTTTCGGTTCTCCAACTATTAATTCAAGGCCTCGAAATGAATGGTTGGGTCGACCACTCGATACTAAGAAAAAAGAGGTCATGAAACGATTCAACGATTCCGTAATCATGGGTTTCAATATTGTTCCGATGCAACCGTTTGGTTTTAATTATCTTGGCGGCAAACTCCTTGCTGCCCTCTGTTGCACACACGAAATACGTCAGAAGTTAAATGCGAAGTATAATGCGAATATTTGCATGTTCGAAACGACAAGTCTCTATGGTTCCAGCAAATCATCTTCAATGTATGATGGTATGAAACCTATTCTACGATTCAACGGATTGACTGATTCTAATTTTGCACCGATGATCAACGATAATAACTATCGAAAACTGAATGGTTGGTTCACTGAGAAGAATGGCGAACCTCTTGTTCCTAATGATGCATCATCCCGAAAACTGAAAACGCAAACGAAGATGGTCTCTATCATCAAAAATTCTCTGAAGAAATATGATGAGAATGAATATAAAGAATTCTGTGATGTATTTAAGAATGCACTGAATCTGACTGAGAAGAAGCGGTCGTTTTATTCAACATATGGTTATGATAATGTGCCTGACTATTTGAATATGAAAACGGACACATTGATCAAGAAGGAGAATTTTGATCGATTCTATCAGGAAAATATGATTGATTGGTGGAAGAAAAAAGCAGGTAAACGATACGAGTCTTTGAAGTCAGACGGTAGACTGCGTTCCGTTGTGGAGACTTGGAACACTAACGCAGAAGATATCGATATTATACGATGAAAGATAAATTCATACATGCATATATGGACGTTGCCGAAAGGTTTGCCCAACTGAGTACAGCGAAGAAACTCCAAGTTGGTTCTGTGATCGTGAAAGACAATCGCATCATCTCTATTGGATACAATGGCACACCTGCTGGTTGGTCGAACGAATGTGAGGATGAGTTTCTCTATGAGGACGGTGG